CTAATAACTCAGCGGTTTATAATATTAAACCAAATACCGCTCAATTTCTAAGGGAGTGGAGAAACCTATACGAGTCAAAATCTGGTGAACGTGGAATTTATAACATAGAAAGTGTTCGCAAGCATGTTGATAAGTTTGGTCGTCGTGACTCATCAAAGGTAATGGGTACAAATCCATGTGGAGAAATTCTTCTGCGCCCAAATGAGTTTTGCAATTTAACTGAGGTAGTCATTGAAGCAGATGACAAGGTAGAGGATTTAGCTGAAAAAGTTCGTTTAGCAACAATTCTTGGAACATGGCAGTCAACATTGACAAACTTTAAATACATTAGAAAGACATGGAAGGATAACTGCGAAGAAGAAAGACTTCTTGGAGTTTCTCTAACAGGGATCTATGGAAATAAAATTACGTCAACAAATAACAAAGATCTTCCAGGAATACTAGATTCACTCAGAGAAGAATCTGTTTTGACTAATAGCCAAGAAGCAGAAAAGCTTGGAATCAATCCATCCCTATCTATTACATGTGTTAAGCCTTCTGGAACAGTTTCTCAGTTGACTGGGGTATCCTCTGGCATTCATCCTTGGTACTCAGAATACTACTTGCGATCAGTTCGTGGAGACAATAAAGATCCACTAACATCATTCCTTAAAGATGCTGGTATTCCAAATGAACCAGATGTAATGAAGCCAGAAGATACTACCGTTTTTTATTTTCCCATCAAGGCTCCAAAAAATTCAGTACTCACCAAAGATCTTACTGCAATTGATCATCTTGAAATGTGGAAGACATATCGCAAGCACTGGACAGAGCATAATCCTTCAGTAACAATTAATGTTCATGAGGATGAATGGCTAAGAGTTGGGTCATGGGTATACGATAACTTTGATAGTGTTGGAGGAGTTTCATTCTTACCATCTTCAGAGCATACATACAAGCAGGCTCCATATCAAGAAATAACAAAAGAAGAATATGAAAAGTCTTTAAGTGAAATGCCAACAACAATTGATTGGTCAGTTCTTAGTCTTTATGAAACAGTTGACACAACTACTGGTAGTCAAGAGCTAAGTTGTACGGCGGGGGTTTGCGAGATAGTTGATTTCGGCTCAGCAGTTGCCTAAAATTAAGTAAGTCAAGCAAATTATGGTACAATGGTTGTCATGAACATGCCAAAACCCAAAATAACTGTCATAGAAAAACAAGGTAACGACGGAATCTACGTCTGGCAAACACCTGAAGGAAAGATTGTGACAGATGGAGAAGGAAACACTATGAATATTCCATCTCGTCGTGGGGATATTGAGGCGATGTCTAAGATTAGAAAAGCAGCAGCGTACTATGGCTTTCCAGAAGGAGAAGCTGTCTTTCGCGCAGGACAAAGAAGACTTACAGATGAAGAGCATTCAGAGCAGCTTGATAGAATGAAGGAGGGGCTAATCCCTTCTGAAACTGATATTGGAGCTTGGATGGATGCATCAAAGGGGATTAAGAGGTATGGAAATGGATAATGAAATAGAGTACCGTGCAAAGATTGACAATCTAGATAAAAGTTCTACGAAGAAAGAGTCTTATGACGAATTCAATGCAGAAGTTGATCAAGTAAAAAAGTATGATGGTTTAGATGCAAATTTTAAACGCCGTGTATCAAGAATGACCAAAGTCTGGACAGGCGAACAAGATACAAAATCAAAGCAGTTACTTCCTTTACAAGATATTACAACAGCGTATGGACTTTTTGATGTTGTTGTTCCACCCTATAACCTTGACGAGTTAGCTACATTTTTTGATAGCTCTTTTGCAAACCACTCATCAATCAATGCCAAGGTAGCAAATATTGTAGGACTTGGATACGGCTTTGACATTACAGAAGCTGTAATGGATAGACTTGAGGATGCAGACACAGATGATCAGTTGAGAAGAGCGCATAGAAAAATTGAGCGTGCTAAAAAAGATTTAATGGACTGGCTTGAATCCCGCAATGATGAAGATACCTTTACCCATGTTTTAGAAAAAGTTTGGACAGACTATGAAGCAACAGGGAATGGTTACATGGAAGTTGGTAGAACTGTAACTGGAGAAATTGGTTACCTTGGACATATTCCTGCGACAACAATTCGTGTTCGTAGATTAAGAGATGGATACGTTCAAATAGTTAATCAAAAAACAGTATTCTTTAAAAACTTTCAAGACAAAAAAACCCCAAACAATATTACCAATGATCCAAGACCAAACGAGCTTATTCATTTTAAGAAGTACACACCTAGAAATAGCTACTATGGTATCCCAGACGCTTTATCATCATCCATGGCTATTGTTGGAGATCAATTAGCTAGCCGATATAATATTGATTATTTTGAGAATAAGGCAGTTCCTCGTTACATTGTTACCCTCAAGGGAGCAAGACTTAGTGCAGAGTCAGAGGAGAAGCTATTTAGGTTTATGCAGTCTGGATTGCGTGGACAGAATCATAGAACTCTTTTCCTACCACTCCCTGCAGATTCACCTGATAATAAAGTTGAGTTTAAAATGGAGCCAATTGAAAATGGTATTCAGGACGGATCTTTCCAAAAGTATCATGTATCAAATACAAATGATATCTTAATGTCTCATCAAGTTCCTATTTCAAAAGTTGGTGGTGGACAAGGAATGTCTATTGCGGCGGCACTAGCAAATGATAGAACATTCAAAGAGCAGGTATCAAGGCCAGCCCAAAGAATGTTGGAAAAGGTTCTTAATAAAATTGTAAAAGAAAAAACAGACATGTTTGATCTTAAGCTAAACGAACTTACTCTTACAGATGAAAATACACAAAGTCAGATTGATGAGAGATATCTTAAGGCCCAGGTTGTTGTTCCGAACGAAGTTCGAATGAGGCTTGGCTTGCCAATGAGACAGGGTGGACAAGATCCACTTCAATTAACTGCTCAGCAAAGAGCAGAGAATACTACCCAAAGATCACGCGACACAGAAAGACAAAATAACGCAACAGATAGTCCAAATTCTCCAACAGGAAGAAATGCTGGTGGAGAAGGTCGTACAACGCAATAATATATAAAATGTGATAAAATTACTAAATTATAACGATACAATGGTGACAAGATGAATTCATTAGAAAAAGCCTTTTGGAATACAAGCGGCGAAAACATTTCAATTCTTATGCCTATCCAAAAGATAGACGCAGAAAAAAGAATTGTTTCTGGTTGGGCGACAACAGACATTGTTGACAAGCAGGGAGACATTGTTGCTATTGAAGCCTCAGAAAAAGCCTTTGATAATTTTAGGGGAAATGTAAGAGAACAACACACACCCCTAGCAGTAGGAAAAGTAGTTTCTTTTAAAAGAGACAAATACTTTGACAAAGAAAACGGGGAGATTCATAATGGCATCTTTGTTGATGTATATGTATCCAAGGGTGCTCAAGATACCTGGTACAAAGTAACAGAGGGAATTCTTACAGGATTTTCTATTGGCGGAAAAATTAATGATACAGAAGATATTTACACTAAGGGAATGGATGCTCCAATTAGAATGATTAAAGACTATGATCTTTTTGAGCTTTCACTTGTTGATAATCCAGCAAACCCTGCATCAAATGTTGTTTCTGTACAAAAGTTTAACGGAACAGACACACTTGAGAAAAACTACCTAGAGAATGTTTACTGGTGCAACTCAAGCGAAATGGTTATTATTAGCGAGAAGTCACAATATTCTTGCCCAAGCTGCGATAGACACATGACAAATATTGGTTTTGTAGAAAGCAGCGATACTTCTAAAGCAGAAACAATCGGAAATCTTATAAAGAGCTATACTGTAAAAGTTTCAGATGAACAATCTGATATAACAATGGCGGTTGACGAAGTAGCCAAGTCAATTGCTGACAACAATGAAAAGGAGGGGATTAATGTGGGAATTCTAAATAGAAATAAGAGTACAGATCCAGCAGAAGACTTGGTAACAAAGTCTGAAGAAGTAGCTGAAGAAGTTGCAGAAGAACTCGCCGAAGAAGTCGAAGAGATTGAAGAAGCAGTTGAAGAGGCAATTGAAGAAGTTATTGAAGAAGCAGCAGTAGAAGAGGCAGTCGAAGAGATTGTTGAAAAGTCTGCTGACGAGGAAGCTGTAGAAGAAGCTGTAGAGACATCCACAACTCCTGCAGACAGCGATGAAGACTTGGCGAAATCTGTAGATGAAATCAAGGATTCAGTAGTTGTTGCAGTAGCAGATCTAGCAGCAGCAGTAAAAAGCATTGCAGATAAGGTAGGGGAACTTACTGGCTCAGTTAATAACGTTTCACAAGAGGTAAAGGTTGTTAAAGGCAATGTTGAAGAGTTTGGACAGCGTGTATCCGCGATAGAGGAAGACACGGCTGTTCGCAAGTCTGGCGATCTTGGCGGGATCGTACAGGGAGAAAAAATAAGTAAATCGATGTGGGGCGGTCGTTTCCTCAATTCCGCCGACTTATATCGGTAATAAAACAGGAGGTGAAAAGTAAAATGTCAGAAGAAATTTTAGAAAAATCAGCAGACGCAGGCGTAGTAGTCTCTGGTGGTATTGGCGCAATTACAAATCCCGCAGCAGGTGATTTGGGTGTCGTTGGTAGCACAACTGATGATGGTGGTATTCTCAATCCTGAGCAGTCCCGCCAGTTCATCGAATACATCTGGGAGCAGCAAGTTTTAGCTCTAGATGGTCGTAGAGTAACTATGCGTTCTAACACTGCAGAACTAGAGAAGCTAAATGTAGGCGAGCGTGTAATCCGTGCAGCAAATCAGGCTGATGGTACATACACAAACGCAGACGTAGCATTCACTAAAGTAGAGATCGTAACAAAGAAGATTAGACTAGACTGGGAAGTTGCAACTGAAGCACTCGAAGATAATATCGAGGGTGCCCAGCTTGAAGATCACCTAGTTCGCTCTATGACTCGCGCATTTGCAAACGATCTTGAAGATCTTGCAATTAACGGTACAGGTTCAGGAACAAACAACTTCTTGAAGATTATGCAGGGCTTCTATGCAAAAGAAGCCGCAGGAAACCAGGCAGCATCTGTCACTTCCAGCGGTTCAGCATGGACCGTACAGGATCTACAAGATATTGTCCTAGCCATGCCACGCAAGTACCGTGGTTCAAGATCTGCAATGAAGTTCTATGCAGGTTCACCAACAATCTCAAGCCTACTTAACAGTCTTGCCCAAACAGGCAACTTCAATTCCGAAAGAATTGTCGAAAGAATTGTTGACGGTAGCGTTCCACAGATTGTCGGTGCTCCACTACAGTACCGCGTTCTCGGACTACCCATCATGGAAGTTCCTTACATGCCAGATGATTATGTCTCACTAACATTCCCAGAAAACAGAATTTGGGGATTCCAGAGAGATGTTACAGTCCACCGCGAGTTCAAGCCAAAGAAAGACACAGTAGAATATACAGTGTTCGTTCGTTTTGGTGTGCAGATCGAAGAAACAGACGCAGTTGCCTACGGCAGCAAGTAATAATTGTTTCTAAATGCAGCGGAGGGGAGTCGATTGGCTCCCCTCTTAAGCATTTATTGAGATGATATAATTAATAACAGGAGGAATTATGGAATCAAGTCCCACAAAAAAGGTATCTGTAAAAAACACACAATCTAAAATACAAAAAACACAAACAGATCCAGTTAAAGTTGCACTCTTTGCTCCTAATTCTATTGTCCACCCATCTCTTGGAAGACTAAATAACGGCTATACTATTGTAGATTCTGATAAAGCTGAAGAGTGGTTAAAAATTTCAGAAAAGGTAAGAGCAGCAACTCCGCAAGAAGTTGCCTCAGCTTTTGAGGTATAAAAATGGAAATTCTTAGACTACCAGAAACAACATCAATTTATATTGATCTCGTAATGCCATCTGCATCTTTACAATATGTTATGCAGTATGAAGACTTATTTACAGGAGAATCTTTTTCTGCATCAGCAACATCTAATGCTTCAAAGGTTGCAAGGTTTACATTAAACTCCAAATACCTTGTCTATTCTGTAAATCTTTTTGCAAATGTATATGACTTATCAAATAACCTTGTTCTATCCGCAGGCATAGATATTGTAAAGCCATATTGCGATCTTACAACGGTAAAAACAAAACTTGGAATTACCACTGGTCAAGCTGTAGAAGCAGAGAAGGTAGCGAGAAGAATTATTGAGGCTGAGGTAGGGTCTTTTCAATTTGTTCGTAAACTAAAAGAAGTTATTGGAATGGGAATAGACTACTTGCCCATTGATGAAAGAATCGTTACTCTTTATCAAATGTCAGAAAACAACGAAATTATTTACATAAAAGATGATGACACATATGAGCAATACGAGATAAGCATAGATAAAAGCTCAATTGTACTTAAAGATGAAATTCAGAATAAAGTTGAATACACTAAGGTGTGGAGAGATAGAAACTATGCAGTAACATTCTCCCCTGGATTTGACTACCTGCTTGATGCTAGCTTTGGATATCAAGTTATTCCATCAGATATTGAAGAGGCTTGTGAGATGCTGATGCAAGATTTAGTTCAAGGAAATACAAGGTACTTTAGTAGAAACATAACTGAGTTTGATAATAAGGAATTTAAAATTAAGTTTGCAGCAGGATCTTCTGCGGGTACAGGAAATTTGATTGTAGACAAGCTACTAATAAGGTATAAGAATAGAATTCGACCAGGGGTAATCTAATGTTGCCTAATGGAAACTTGTCAGATCTCATGTATCCAATGACAGCAGACATATACTACTCTACTTCTGAGCAAAGTTCTTTCGGGGAAATGGTAAACACTTGGTCTTTTGATAGAGTAATTAATTGCTCAGCCATAAAAGAAAGACCAGATTCATCTGTTATAAATGCTATTAGCTCAGAAAAATTTATTGAATATTCTTATAAATTAGATTTTAGAACAGCAGATGAAATATTAAAATCAAGTGACGACATTTCTTATCCCATAACAGGAATTCTAGTAACAAATATAAAAGATCCAAGTGGAAAAGTTGTTTGGTTTGAAGTTTTAGATGAGCCAACTGTTTTTGAAATAGGAAATATAGAACCCATGTTTGACCCTTTCCATAATTTTTTTGGATACAGAATTTTTCTAAGACGGGCAGATGATCAGTCTTGTATACTGTAAAGATAAATTCTAAAGAAGCCATGAAGGTATTGAACAATGTAGTTGAATACTCAGAAGGTTTTATAAAAGAAAGTAAAGCCAAAGAGTCATATGTAGCAAGCAAGTTGGCTAGCACAAGTATCTCTGCTTTTTATCAATACCTTGATGTTCTTGCTAGAACAAATCCAGGAATGCTTCATCATGTATATGAGTGGGGTCAAGTTGGAGATCCTGGAGCAAGACTAGTAGAATTAAAAAAGGTTCTTGCTGGAAAGACAGCACAAGTTTCATCAAATTTTTTGTCATCAACAAGCATTCCAGAAAATGGATCAGAGCCTTTCTTTGACAAGGCAGAGATAATGGAAGAAGGCATAGCCGTTCAAGTAAATGAAGTAAGTGCTCAAGCACTATTCTTTGAAATTGACGGTGAAGAATTTTTTAGAACTGGACCAATTATAATAGAAAATCCTGGAGGGGAACAAGTTAGAGGATCTTTTGTTAGAGCATTTGAAGAGTTCTATAACAATTATTTTGATCAGGTATATCTAAGGTCGATAAGATTCTATGATCATTTTACAAGGTCAAGAGAGTTTGAGTCAGGATTCAACTCTGCAGTAAAATCAAGAAGTGCAGGGTCCATGGGTAGGCAGTCAGCCCTAAGTTGGATAATTAATGCACCAGGAGAAGATTATGAGTAATTTAGTAGAGCCAGTAATAAATAAATATATATGGAAGCAGTTTGAGCTTAATGGAGCAGCCAATGTTCCTGGATTTTCTTTTTCAACATATGGTGGGGTGACTCCAATCTTTCCCGTTTCAGATAATAAATCGGGGGATGCAAAGTGGGGACCCAAACCCTACATTATATATGACTCTTTTATGAAAGGAAGAGTAAGCAATAAGTATTTTTATCCAGTCAAGTGTGCTCAGATGATGTACTCAATAAGAGGGGCCAGTCTAGAAGAGATTTTTTATTGGAGAGATTTTATCATTAATATTGCAGACAGAGAAGATAGAACAGCATTTGATGTAAATCAATTTGCTGGTCAAAATATACAGAATAACAAAATAAACTTTCATTGCATAAATGCTTCTCAGGTTAATTATGTAGGTAATACCACAGAAACCCTGGGACTTCAAAAAACATTTTCAACTAATGTAGTTATAAAATATGACTATCACACGACAAACATCTATAATAATGGCTAAATTATGCCATTATAATAAAGATGAGGAAACGCCCCACGCCAAGCAACAAAGGCAATAAATGTAATACAAATAAAAAAAAGAAATAAGGGGTGAAATAAAAATATGGCAACTTTAGGTGATTCAAGAAATATTATCGTAGGTGCAGCTCAGATCTTCGTAGCAAGATCATCTTCACTTAAGTATATTGAAGGCACAGCACCAGCACAATACTCATTCGATGCAGCAGCAGGATCTGATATCCCAGCATTCGTTGATGGAACACGTTACGCAGATTCATTGTCAGCAGCGGGAGCTTCTGCCAACTGGAGAAACGTAGGCTTTACCATGAACGGTCTAGAAATTCAGTTCCAGCCAGACTTCGGTGAGGTTCAGGTAGATCAGCTCCTTGACGTAGCTCGTCTATACAAGCAAGGTATGCAGGTCAACCTAGTAACAGCATTTGCTGAAGGTACTCTAGAAAATCTAGTAGTAGCAACAGCAGGTGCTGATGCAGACTATGATGACGCTGATCCAGATGAAGTAACAATGGTTATGCAAGCTGGTAATCTTGGTGAGGTTCCACTAGAACGTGCAATTATAGCTGTAGGTCCAGGATCTGGCGATCCAGACGCTACAGGTGCAGACAGCGTTGAGCGTGTTTACGTTGCTCACCGTGCTCTCTCAATTGAGAGTGTAACGGCTTCAGCAAAACGTGACGAGCCAACAATGTTCGAGGTATCTTTCCGTCTACTACCAGCATCAAATGGTTCATACGGCAAGATCGTAGACCGCGTACTAGGTCCGTAATAACAATTTAATAAAAACTAAATAGTATATACTTAGTCCCGTTCAGCCAAAAGGTTGGACGGGCTAAGTTTTTACATGCCTATGATATAATTTATATATAACCCCAGAAAGGATTATAATGGCAACGAGCGTATATGAAACAGTAGAAGTAGAGCTAATTGATGGAGTAAACATCAAGATGCGACCACTAAAGATTACACTTCTTCGTGACTTTATGAAGGAGTTTCAAAAGATTGGTGATGAAGATATTGCATCTGACAACATTAAGTCAATGGACCTACTCCTTGACTGTGCAGTAATTGCAATGAAGCAGTACAACGAGGATTATGCAACAAAAGAAAAGCTAGAAGAGGTCATTGACCTACCAACGGTTTACAAGATTATTGAAGTAGCATCTGGTATTAAGTTGAACGACCCAAACGCACTGGCGGCGGCTCTAGCTGGCTAGAGCTAGATCTCGTCGTACTAGAATCAAGGGTATTCCTTCTGGGACACTGGAAAGATTACCAAGAATTGGAGGATAATTTATCAATGCCAGAACTAGTCGCAATCCTTGAAGCAAAGAATCAAGAAGATTATGAAAACAAGAAATTCTTTGCAGCAATTCAAGGTGTAGATATTGATAAATCAAAATCCAATGCCATGGACACATGGGAAAAAATAAAAGCAAAGGCTAATAGTAAAGGTGCATCAAACGATCCAAAAGATATAACTACTCTTCGTGGCAAAAATGCTTCAAGAACTGGATTCGGAATTGGCGCAGGACTTGACTATGAGGTGATTTAAAGTGGCAAATACTAGAGTTAATATTGATGTCAACATCAATACTGGTGACGCAGCCAGAAGTCTTAGACAACTTCAAGCTCAAATAAATTCATTTCAATCAGCCTTAAATACTAACAATAGACTACAAGGTGACGCTTCTAGATACTATAGTCAACAAATAAAAGATCTTGCAAATCAGTCAGGATTCTTTACTGCCGAAACAGTAAAGATGAGAACCGCTGCTTCACAACTTGATCAGACTCTTTCTAAGGGTCAAGGCACTATGCGCCAGTTTGTTAGCGCAAAATTCTTAAAAGATAGTGCAGCAGCAGCCCAGGTTCTTTCTCTTGCAAACAGCAGAGCATCAGCACTCCAAACTCAGTTTGTAGCTACTGGTGCTGCTGCAAACGGGTTTAGAGAAGCAGTAGCAATTAGACCATTGCAAGCATTTAATAGTGAAGCAGTAGTATCTACTCAAAAGCTAGCAATTCACAGAGCGATGCTTTCTCAATCAACAACCTCAATGATTAACTTTGGTAAGAATACTCAGTGGGCTGGTCGTCAGCTTATGGTTGGGTTTACTGTTCCATTGACAATTTTTGCAGCAACATCTGGAAAAGTATTTCGTGAAATTGAAACAGAAGCAATTAACTTTAGAAAAGTTTATGGAGATGCTTTTACGCCACCAGAAGAGATGGAAGCAAACCTTGAAGCTATTAAGGAATTAGCAAAAGAATATACAAAGTATGGAATTGCAGTAAAAGATACTATTGGGTTGGCTGCTCAAGCTGCCGCTGCTGGTTCTCAAGGAGCAGATCTTATTGATGCAACTAGGGAATCAACTAGACTTGCAACACTTGGTCAAATGGAACAAAGTCAGGCACTTGAAACAACAATTGCTTTGCAAACAGCCTTTGGTTTACAAAGTAAAGAATTAACAAAAACCATTAACTTTTTAAACATGGTAGAAAACCAAACAGTTGTTACTTTGCAAGATCTTGCACAAGCTATTCCAAGGGTAGCCCCAGTTATTAAGGGTCTTGGTGGATCTGTAGAAGACATGGCTGCAATGCTTGCCGCCATGCAAGAAGGGGGAATTTCTGCTGCTCAAGGAGCAAACGCATTAAAGTCTGGTCTTGCATCTTTAATTAACCCAACAAATAGAGCAGTAGAAAAGTTAGGCGAACTTGGTATAAATATTAATGCAATTGTTGATGCAAATCGCGGAGATCTTATGGGAACTGTGCAAGGATTTGCTAGAGCATTAGCTACTCTAGATGAATTTGGAAAACAACAAGCACTTGAAAAAGTATTTGGAAAATACCAGTACGCAAGACTTGGAGCATTATTTAATAATATTATTAAAGATGGATCTCAAGCTTCACGAGTTATGGATACTGCTGCATTGTCAGCAGCACAACTTGCTGCTTCTGCTACAAAAGAACTTGGTGCTATTGAAGATTCTTCTGCAACAAAATTTGTCGCAGCAATGGAAAGACTAAAGCTTGCCATAGCCCCAATTGGAGAAATGTTTGTTGAGCTGGCAACACCAGTTCTTGGATTCCTTGCAAGCCTTGTTGATAAATTTAATAGTCTTCCAGATTTTGCTAAAAAGTTTATTGGGTTTGGTACAGTAATTACTGGAATTATTATTCCTGCTGGAACAATGTTTTTAGGTTTGCTTATGAACTTAGCGGGAACACTTACAAAGTTTGGATTAGTTGTTGGAGTAGCATTTAAAGGCTTTGCACAAGGGGGGCTAAAAGGATCAATAGAAGCAGTCAGTCAAGCCTTAAATTATATGAGCCTTACAGAACTTGATGCAGCAAATGCTTCTACACAACTTGGAACATCTACAGGAATAGTTAACCAAGCACTTAGAGATCAGGTTCCAGCAGCAGCAGGAGCAGACGCAGCAATTGATAGCCTTTCAAGATCATATGCAGCCCTTATTGTACAAATGGCAGAGGCTGCACAACTTTCAAAAGTTGCATTTGTTGCCCCAGGTGCTGCTATGTCTGGAGCAGCAGCAACTGGAGCAGAAGCAGGAAGAAGAAGGGGTGGTCCTAGAATAAGGAGAAACTCTGGAGGAACAATTCCAGGTTCTGGAAACACAGATACTGTTCCAGCAATGCTTACCCCAGGAGAGTTTGTAGTAAACAAACAAGCAACTGCGGAAAACCTATCTTTATTACATTCTATTAATAAAGGGAAAAAGACTCTAGGATTTAATAAAGGTGGACAAATTCCTGGTATGCAATATTTTGCAGCAACAAATCCTCAAAGGGTTGTTCAGCAAGCAAGTCGGTTCTGGAATGCTGACTCAGCTGAATTTGCTGGAATGTTTTCAACTGGATCAAAAAAAATTATTCGGTCATCAGATACCCCAAGTGAAACACGAAGAACAGTTTCCGTTGCATTTGAAGATTCAGCAAACGGTAGGCTTACCTCTAAACAACTGTCTCAACTTCTAGGAAAACCTGAAAGAACAATTCAAGAAGCAGCAACTTCATTAGGAATCGAACAAATGAAACTTCCTGGAATATCTAGCCAACTTGTAAGGGCTTGGAAAAAAGAAGATGTAGATGGATATTTAGCATCTTTAAATCTAAGAGCTGAAAAAGCACATTTTGGAACAAAAAAAGCAACTAAATCAGATATCGATGCTGCAATAAGACTAAGAGGAACAGGAGAGAGGGCTCAGTTTGCTAAAAGATTATTTGATGCTGATATACCAGTCACAGCACTTACTGATGACTGGGCAACATTCTCATCTTCACTAAATCAAGCAGCAAACAGAGGAAACACAAGAATAAGTATTGAGCAGGCCATTGATGATATATTGAAAAATAAAAATATATTAGAGTTAGGTCCAGCAATTACTAATGCTGGTGTTTCAAAAGAACAGTTTTTAACAAGTTTAATAGCTGAACTAAAAAATAAAAATGGAAAAGAAATTTTTACAGATACAATTTTAACTAGTGCAAGAAATGATGCATTAAGAAAATTAGGAAAATCTGTAACACCAAGTACAACAGGGTTAAGAATTCCCGCAAAAGCAGACTTACAAGAAATAGTTGCTCCAATTGTTAGAAAAGCTAACCCAGAAGATGTCACCTTTGATGAAATAAATAAACATTTTCTTAACAAAAAAGGCTTTGAAATTCTTTCTGCAAAAGATACAGGCACTGGATACTCTGCCATTAAAGAAAAGGCAAGTGGTAAATTTGAAAAACTTGCAGCATCTACAGGATACAATAACGGTGGAATGATTCCGATGCTAGGAGCAGGAGGAATTGCTTTAGCAGCAAATGCAGCAAGAGGAGCAAGAGGCAGAATTCCAGCAAACATTGTTGAATGGTTCTCAAGAATGACAACATCTATTAATCAATCAAATAGAGATGATATGTTACAAAATCTTCCAGCAAATATAAAAAGAGGACTCTCTACATCTAGAAAAAAAATTGATATAACAAGAGGATCTGTTGACCCAATAAGCGGAAGAACTTTAAAGGACGTTTCTAGTTGGTCAACAGGTCAGGGTGTTGGAAGATTTATGGAAAGTTCAAGACTCTTTGACACAATGAATAATTCAAAGTTTCAGATTGCTCAAAGAAGTCAGGGAATGAAAAGAGATATAGATTGGTTAAGATCTTTGGGGCCAGATGGTCCACACCCTTTGAAAACATGGTCTCCATTTAATCAAGAAAATGGGGCATTAGGTTTAAGACTAACTCCAGAAGAAATTCAAGCATCTGGTGGTGTTATTTGGAAAGCCAACAAGAAAAAACTTGAAGAAAGAATTAAAAGAGATCAAGAATTTATTGCTGGTCATCAAAAGATTATTGATGATTTACAAGAATCAAATATTCCTACAATTTATAAAACTTCTATAAAGAAAGGAGAAAAATACTTTGATGTAAGCGGAAGAATTGTCCCCAGAGATGAACAAAGAATAAATAATCCAGCAGCAAGTAATGAAATTCTTGACGAAAAAGAGGTTGCCCTTTTAGGTGCAAGACTAACGGGAAGGCCAAAAACTAGAATTGTAGAAAGAGAAGAAGCTCAAGCAAGATACGACAAGGCAAAAGAAGAAATTAAAAAAATAAGAATGTCTATTTTTAATAAAGAAATGTCTGTTGAAAAAGCAAAGCCTCTTTTAGATCGACTCCATGATGAAACCGAAAACATGGCTGCCTTTGTTAACTGGGGCAGAGGAAGAGAAGTCTCCTATCCAAACGTTGTATCAAATCTTAGCATGGGTGGAATACTTCCTCAGATGAGAAATATTGGTGGAGAGATATTTGATTCAACAAAAACTTCAAAAACTATTGTTCCAGGTGTAGGGAATAAAGATACAGTACCAGCAATGCTTACTCCAGGTGAATTTGTTATCAATAAAGATTCTACAAGAAAGAATTTAGATTTATTACGTTCTGTTAATAATGGAACTATTCGGGGGTATGCAGATGGTGACATTGTAGAAGTTAAGTCTTCAAGCTTCCCTGACCGTAAAGAAATAACTAGATATATGGTTGAAGGATTTCCTGATGAAACTTACAGTACAAAAAGAGAAGCTGAAAAGGTATCTAAGCAAATTAAAAAAACAAAGTCACCTTCTAAAAGAATGATGGGTGGCCGTGGTATGGGTGCAAGCATGGGGATGGGAACACTTGGTGGCGCAATGATGATGGCCCCAATGATACCTGCAATTGGAGAAAATGCAACTCTGTCAGCAATTGCAGGTGGTGGAGGGATGGCTCTTAGTCTAGCTAGCGCATTACCAATGCTTGCTCCAATGCTTGCACCACTTGCGGCAATTGCGGTTCCAGCAGGGATAGTAGCGGCATCTTTAGCAGTAGTAGGAGTAGCATTATATGCTTGGAGAAAAACTGTAGATGATGCTGCTGTTAAAGCAGCAGAATTTGGAGCAAATATTGGCGGTACTGCAAATGCATTAAACACAATGGCTCAAGTTCTAGGAACACTAACTCCTGCACAAGCTAGACAAAAAGCGGTAATGGGAATTTCTTCGGAAGAAGAAGCAACCATTGCTAATGAATTTTCAGGGGTATTTGAATCTGGTGCTGGACAAAAATTTATTGAAGATCTTCAAAATTCAACATCTGCTGAAAGATTCCAAAAATTATCAGATTATTTAAAGACAGCAATAGCATCTGGAATGATGGATCAGAAAGCAGCAACTACTTTTGCTAAAGCAGTAGGATTAAAACTTGGAGACTCTGTTCTTTCAAATCAAGCTGTTTCATCTATATCAGGACAAAAAGCTGGAACTTCTGCTATAAAAGAAATTGCTGATATGCGTAAAGCGGCAGTTGATGCCGATGGTTCTCTTGCAAAACTTGCAGTATCAAGTGGGGAAGCAAGCCTTTCAAATGAAGCCGCTGGTAGAGCTATAGGGGCAGCCACACAAATAATTCAAGATTATGGAAATGTAATTGGAGTTGCCGAACAGCAATACGCAGAAGGAACAATTGGTTGGAACGAATATCATACTGCAATAACAGAAGCAAGAACGGCTCAAGAACAATACACAAATGTTATTAAAAAATCTGTTAGCAATGCTGCTGAACAAGGTGCCGCAAGACAAGCTCTGGATCAACAAATGGTTGCAGCAGGCTATACAGAAGATCAGGTAGGTGCAATTACTAATTCAACAAACATTGGAACATCTTCCCTTGGCTTTAGCGAATCAAAAGATTATTTGAGGCCTGCATTAAGCCTACTTAGTGGAAACCTAGCGGGGGCGGCATTGGGGATGGTAGATGTAATAACGCCCTCACAATCAGCTTATCAAAAAGAATTTGTTAAGCAACAAGCAGATGTACAATTTGATAAATCTTTTGGTGAACTTGATTCTACACAACAAACCTCCTTAGTTGAAGAATCAAAAGAAGCACAAGATCTTGCAAGAGAGGTCGATCTTGAGGGACTAAATGAGGCAATTAAAGCATCCGTACTTGCTGGAGACATGACTGCTGAACAAGCTGCTCAATTTGGTCAAGAAATTATGTACAACGTTGATGCACTTAAGGCATTGCGAGATGGAGCAAGTATTGCTACTGCACAATTTATTACGTTTGCACAAAATATTCCAGGAATTACAAAGGGACAGTCAAGTGATGTTGTTACAATAGGTAAGGAATTTGAAGCAGCTGGAGGAAATACAGCTTTAATTGAAAATTATATTGCATCCTTACCAGAAAATCTTCTAAAAACTGGTATAGAAACGCTTAAGTCTGCTGGAATACAGACTGGAGATACAGGAAGAAATATTATTTCTCCTGAAGAACAAGAAAGAAGACGAACAGACATTGCATTCGGACTTCAATCTCTTTCAGGATCAGTTGGAGTAGAGCAGGCAGTCGCAATTCAAAAAAGTGATGCCTATGGAAAAGCAGTTAGAGAAGTAGATGGATCAGAAAAAATCAACAAAGCTTTTGCCAGAGCAGCAGAAGGTGGGGTAGTTGAAAAAGTAATCAAATATGTAATTCAAACTGAAGGAGAAAATACTCCAGCAGAAATGATTTCATCAATTACAAAGTTAACCATAGCGCAGGAAGATATTATGTCTTTGCCAGATGAAATGATAAAGGGTTTGAAAATTGACACAACAGACCCAGCAGATTTATTAAAATTTGGTGCTGCTGCAAAAACATTAAAAGATCAATGGAAAATTATTGAAAATCTTAATCCAAATATTAATATGACTGCAGCAATGGAATTTCTAACCCTTGACGCAGAAGGAAAACCACTTACTCCAGAGCAAGTATCAAAAAATGTTATAAAACTTAACAAAGCCATGAAAGACTTAGAAAGTGGTAATCCAGAAATTAGAAAAAGAGCAATGATAGATATTGCTGTTGCCTATGGCGGGAATAACGTAGCAGGAGGAACTCCGCAAGAAGCAGCAGCAAACGCAATAGCTGGACTAAAAGATCAATTTAAAAACTTTGACAAGTTAGATCCAATTGTTCGTGAACAAATGATTGAAATAAGAATGGCATATGAAGTTAAAAATTTATCACTTGCTATGCAATTAGAAAGTGCAATGACAGCATTAAAAACTGCAAAAGATCCAGAATCAAGACAAATAATTTTGAAAAGAATTGCATCTTTGCAAAGTCAAATAGGTACAGCAGAAGCATCAGTAAAGGCAAATCTTGCACCAATTCCTGGCTCTGGATCTAGCTCAGGTAGTAGTGGCAGTGGAGAAAAATCAATAGCCCAACAACTTAAAGAACAAGCAAAATTATCAGGGGAAACCTTTAAAGGTATATCAAATCTTCAAAATCAAAAAGGATTTAAAAAGTTTATAGCTGGCCCATTTGCACCTGAATTTTTAGAATATTTAAGATCTCAAGGTGCAGCGGGACTAAAACTTATCAAGGGTGGACTTGAAAAAGTCAGGGCAGCATATGCTGATTACCAAAAATCAAAGATTTCAGACGCCGCAGCAATGGCAGCATTAACTCCACAAGCATTGGTTCAAGAGTCTAAAAAAACTGCTCTCTCCTCACAATACAATAAAAAATTAGCAAAACAAGGAATGTATGCAGACGACATCGATGCTATTAGACAGCTTATTTCTGATGAAGATCTTCTTTATGCCCAACAGCTAAGAAGAAAACTAAAAGATAAAGGAACAAGTAAAAAAGAAAAAAGGGAGATTAATAAAGAATTAGAAGCTTTTAAAGGAGCGAGGGAAGCAGCAGAAAGAGATGCTCCTATAATAAATCAAGCTCAAAAGATTTCAGGGTCTATGGTTGACATGAAAACTCAAACATCATTATTAGTTGCAGAACTAGGTTTTATTAATGAAGGAAAAACTCCAGAGTTAGCTACTGCACTGGCAGCAGCGGGATTAAAAGCAGGGGATGCTACTGGAAAAATAGAACTCTTTACAGATGCTTATAATAAATTAAAAGCAGCAGAATATGCTAGAGATCCAGGCAGACTTGAACAAGAAAAACGCGACAACCTCATGGAAATAAATAATCTAAATCGTCAAATTGAAGAACTTAAGGTAATAAAACCTCTTGAAGATCAAGTTAAAGTTCAACAAAAAATTATTGACGCGCAAGAAAAAATTGTTAGAGTAAAACAACAAGAGATTGATGTAATTGGTAGAGCTATTGAGCTTAAACAAAGAGAACTTGAACCCCTTGACGATCAAATTGAAAGTCTTCAAGAAATATCTGATAAAACTTCTGAAGCATATGATGCTCAAATTGAAGCCCTTGATGAAATATATAACAGAGAAGAGAACATTGCAAAGCTTAAGCAGGGACAACTTGATGTTGCTCAAGCCCTTTCCCGTGGTGACGTTGCTGCTGCAGCCCAAGGTGCTTTGGGAATGTCACAAGAACTTGCTAGACAAAGCAGAGAAGAAGCTAGATCAGCCCTTGAATCACAAAAAGACTTTGCAATTAAAAATATTCAAAATCAAATTCTTGAAATAGAAAAACAAAAGAAAAAGATTAATCAAGATATTGAAGATCTTCAGATGAGACAAAGAGCAATTCAAGATGATATTTACACAATTCAGAGTACTAAAATACTACCTGCTGAAAATGAAATATATAGATTACAAGGTTTAATAAATGTTGAAGCAGATCTGCTTGAAGACAAATATAACAATGCAACTACTGAAATGGCAAATCTTGTTGCTCAATTAGATCTAGCTATAAAAAGACAACTATATTTGAACTCAATTACTCCAGGAGCTAATGCTGGGGAGACAGAAACAACACCAGCAGAACCAACAACACCAGCAGATCAAACAGCGCCGTTACCGCCAGCAGGTGGCGGAGGATTAGTACCGCTCCCTGGTGGTGGATTTATCCTTCCTGGGTTTGGAATTACGGTGCCCGCACCAGCAGCTTCAGTTCAACAAATAAGTATGGGTGCGTCAATCCCATCAACAGGACCATCAGCACCATCAGCAACAACACCTACAGCAGATCAATCACAAAGATTGGCAGATGCAGCAAGATTGGCAGCAGCAGCAAGAGCAGCAGCGGAAGCAGCGGCAAAAAGAGTAGCAGGACCATCAGCAGCAGATAGGGCAGCAGATGCAGCAAAAGCAGTAAGAGATGCAGCAGCAGCAAGAGCAGCAGCGGAAGCAGCAGCAAATGCAGCAAAAGCGAGAGCAGCAGCGCAAGCAAAAGCAAATGAAGCAGAAGCACAAAGAGCAAAAGCAGCAGCAGCGGAAGCAGCAGACAGGGCAAGAGCAGCAGCGGAAGCAGCGGCAAAAAGAGTAGCAGGACCATCAGCAGCAGATAGGGCAGCAGATGCAGCAGCAGCAGTAAGAGCAGCAGCAAATGCAGCAAAAGCAAGAGCAGCAAACAGAGCTTTTGGTGGTTTTATTTCTAATTATGCTATGGGTGGAATGGTAAATTACAAAGGATCTACAGAACGTGCCCCAGGAATGATGTATGGAGGATCAGCAAAGAAGTATGCATATGGATCTACCGTCCCTGGAAGAGGCATGACAGACAAGGTTCCAGCCCTCCTAACCCCAGGGGAATTTGTTGTAAGAAAAAGAGTTGCAGAACAATATGGACCTTTATTAAAATCTTTGAATGGACAAGTTTTTCCAAAAGAAAATTTTGATAAAGACAATGATGAATATGCTCGTAGAAAAAGAGATATGGATATGATGAGGATAACTGAAAAGAAATCTTCCTCTTCATTAAAGGATGCTGTTCAGAATGCTGCTCGTGGAGGATTAAATAAAATTCTTCCAATAAATAATCAAAATAAAGAAGATAGGTTACGTTCAGGTCTTGAGCCTATTTTTAGAATACTGCCCATTCCTAGAAAACCAGACGCAAGCATAATGCCCATGCCTAGAAAACCAGACGTAAGCATAATGCCTGTGCCTAATGATAAAGATGCTTCTTCATTAAAAGATGCTTTAGATAAAATTTTTGCGATAAATAATCAAAATAAAAAAGATAGAGCACGCTTAGCCGTTGAGCCAAACAGATTCAACGCAGATAAACTAAATGATTTTCGTGCCATGATTAATCAAAAAGTTTTCCCAACTATGAAAACTAACTCTTTCAATTCTTCTAATAAAACAGAAAAGTCTGGATCAATGTATAATTATAATGTAAACGTAACGTTAAATGGCTCCGACATGGATGCAAATGATGTAGCAAACGCCGTGATGCAAAAGATTAAAATGACTGAAAATAAAGGTATAAGGAGTAATAACATCCGTGGCTAATAGTTTATATATGGCTGGAAGATCTGCTTATTCAAGACCCCAAGCAATTGTGTGGGCTGATGCATATGAAAAAAGCAATGGAAAGTTTGTTCCAGTTGGCACAGAATTTGAAGACTTTATAATTCTTTCTGATCACAATAGATCAGAGCTTTCTATATCTTGCGAAAGAATAGAAAACAAAAAAAGAATGATTAATGGAACAATGAGATCTTATCACATAGCAGATAAACAAAAACTTTCTTTTTCATGGAATCTTTTGCCTTCCCGTGCATTTTCTGCATCTGCAACATTTTCTAATCTTGGCGTATTAACCAGCAATGTAGAAGATTTCACAGCAGATTTAGGAGCTGGAGGCGTAGACATTGTAAACTGGTATGAAAATCATACAGGATCGTTTTATATCCTTCTTGCATATGATAAATACAATGAGTTTACTGAAAATACCTATGGTCATTTAGCAGAATATAATCAAGTTTTACAGGTATTCTTTTCCTCATTTGACCATGACGTAATTAAACGTGGCGGAACAAATTATGACATGTGGGATATATCTGTTAGTCTTGAGGAAGTTTAATGTTTGAGGACTCAGACCTACAAGATGCGTTTTCCAATAGTCACTCATTAAAGATATCCTCTCTCATCTTAGCTGAGTTTAATTTAAATGATTTAGATAATGTTTCTAGAGTTGGAAACTATCGCTACCGCCCATTTGGGACAGAAGCAAAGTTCCTGGAAGCAATATCTACATACGATGAGTTTGATACTGGAGACTACTATACAGAAGCTGAGCTTTCATACAAAGAGTACTCAGATACTGAAGATGAAAATTTTTCTGTTGTAGATAAAACAAAAGACTTGTACTACTCTCTGGGAGACTGCCTTCTTCCATTTAGACCAAGGTCTGGAATAAATAAAGCAAGATTTTTAGCGGGATCATATATTGACAATGTTAGATCTGGCGATAGGCCAAGATACTACATGCCCTCTCGTAATGATTACTTTAAATATTGGAGTTCTTACAGAACAGAAAATGGAACAGAGAGAGGAATTTCAACTCCCGCTGCTATCGGGATAGATGGGTATGGTATTGATGATGCCTGTCCATTTATTGTTTATAAGAATCCTGTAAATGCAAATAGAATTGTTGTAAAGATTCAAACAAACGTAGGATCAGTTAACCTTGGCAGCATGAGAACTTCAGGGGACTTAGTAATTGAAGACCCTCTCTTTGCATACTCAAACGCTACAGTTCCACAAAGATTTAAAATACAAGTACTAAAGGGAAGCTCTTGGGTAGATGCAATTGAGTTTAATGAAAACTCTTTAAGACTAGACGATTCTCCAATAATTCCCAAAGATGGTCACTTAGAAATTTTTTATGGAATCAAAGTCCCACTAGGATTTGCTACAACATTTACTTATCTTGGAAGAACAACCACATCCTTGCTTCCCAACCAGGGAGCTCTTGTGGGGTATGCATACATTGTTGATGATAACTCAAATCCACAAGGCGTTTTAAAAATATGGAATGGTTCAGAATGGACTACCTCTAGTGTTAGTTATGGATGGTCTTTGTACGAAGAAAATATTGTTAAGACTAATGGAACAGTAACAGAACCATCAGATCCAATCTACTACACAGTTAATGGAGAGAATTTTTTTACAGAGTTTGAACAAATAAGAGGGATTAGAGTAGTTGTAAAAACAATGAATTCTTCAGATTCCTCACTAGATGTTATAGAAATATCTCCTAGACTAGTAGTAGATCTTTCAAATTACACAGAGTCATTTGACATAACAAAATCTATTGCAAATCAAAGCATGGGCCTTCCTGTAGGATCTCTTTCAGTTTCAAATGGAGCAATTAGCATCGCAAATTTTAATAACATTTTTACAGAAGCTAATATCTTTAATGGTTTGACGGGAAGTATTGTATCTGAATACGCAAGACAAAATACCAAGTTTGTTATATACGAAACAATTTTAAATGTAAACGGGTATGATAGATATGTTCCCATTAAAACTTTTTATGCAGAAGAATTTCCAAGACCATCTGGGGGAGACTCAACAATATCTATTCCCTTAAGGGATCTGTTTTTTAGATTAGAAACAACAAATGCTCCAAGCGTTCTTACTCAAGAAACTACCCTAACTTATGCCATATCTACAATGCTAGATTATATAGGATTTAGTAATTACTCTTTTAGAAATATTACATCAGCAAACGACCCCATCCTTCCGTTCTTTTTTGTAGAACCAAATGTAAGCGTTGCAGAGATCTTACAAAGACTGGCTGTTGCTACACAAACTGCAATGTTCTTTGATGAATACAATAATTTTATTGTTATGTCAAAAGAGTTTTTATTCCCAGATGCTACCGATAGAGAAACCGACATGGTTCTTTTGGGTAACGATGACACGATTGCAAACATTGAATCAATCTCAGATAATCAAACAAGAATTATTAATAGTGGACAAATCATGTATACCATTAGATACATTCAGAGAGAAGTTTCTAGTTTATCTTCAATGTTAAAACTAGATTCCGAAAGAGTTTATAAGTATAAGCCAGTTCTTTTGTGGGAGGTTGCAGCAACTGATGAAACCAAGACTATTAACGAAGCTAACAAGGTCTCAAGTGGCTACGCCCTGGGAGCCATGGCATTAAACAACCCAATTAGTGCAAGTGCTCCTTATGTTGCAAATCGTCAAGTGGTTAATAACGTTATTGATTTTGGAGAAAGCGTTTACTGGCTTCCAAGATTTCAAGGTTATTTATACGCCAATGGAGAAATTATTAGATTTGATGCTGTTGAATACTCTGTTCCATCTTCCGCTGAACCAGTGGTTTGGATATCAAGCAACCAAGAGTATCAGAAGTACTTTGGCAGCCTAGCTTTTAATGGAAAGATGTTTCCAACGGGTAGGGTAAGAATATACTCTGAGCCATATTATGAAAATGTAAATGAGTCTGCAATATTAAAGAATGGAAATGTAAGGGTTCATGGAAGAAACCAGTTTGGAACAGAAATAACTTCCCATTCCGCAGGTCTCAATCCTTATTGGTCAGACAATAATAATACCTATGGTTTAAAAATGTACTCAGATCTTATTTTTTCTAACAAGCCTACAGCAAGCATAGTCAACCCAGCAATAAGCACCACACAGAGAGTTGAGTTACCAGAAATAAATACTGTTGCCAGAAAGTCTAAAAGAAATGGAATAATAAAAAACTTTATGTCTTCAAAAGTTTTTTCTGATGGAGAAGTAAACAATCTTTTGGTGACAAAATCTGGAACAGTTCAATCCTCTGCACTCGTTATTACTGGACCAGCATCAGACCCAATTGTTCCCAGCCCCAGAGATTTTGTTTCTTATGTTTATAAAGACCTGTCTAGTAATTTTTCTTTTAGAAGTTTTGGAACTAGAATGAGGATTGTTGGAAAAGTCAATAGAAACTCTGGACAAATTGCAAATGGATCAAGTAACTATTTTTCTTTGCAGTCACCAAGTAATCCAAGCTCATTTGGTGTTAATGCAAGCTCTGGAGGAATGGGTATCATGGTAGACCCAACCAATGGGAGTGGGTATTATTTTGAGATTGCATCACTAAATGAAACAAACATAGATAGTTATATCCAAGCAGATAATTCTGAAGAAGTAAATTCAACACTGCATAATATAATATTTTACAAAGTAAATAAAAATGTAAAAGTTGGAGACACCGCTAACTCTCCAGCTACTCCCATAAAACTTTGGGGAGGTTTATCAAATATACTTGTTGACTCTGGATTTTTTGTTGGTCAAGATAGGATTGCTACCACTGAAGAATCTACAGTATATGACTTGTCAATTGAATATGAATCCTTAAGTGGAGGCGGAATAAGATTTTACTTATACATAAATAATATACTTATTCAAATAGTTAATGACGCGAACCCATTGCCTATTAAAACAGCAATGGCGCTATTTGTTAGAGGAAGTTCTCACTGCATGTTTGAAAATATGTATGCCCTGGATGACCTTGTTGCTAAAAATACAAATAGTCAAATATCTCAAACCAACAACGTCTTTGATGAAAATGGAATATCTACCAGTGAGTTTCTTAGAAAATACGCAATCTCTGGAATGGTTCAATCAACATATTTAACAGGTATTAGTCCAGACACAAACACTCAATACAAGGTTTACTTTGAAGAGTTTGGAACAATTATGAGAGAGTGTGCTCACTTTAATATTAAGTATGACTTAGCCTACCCCTCCTTTTATTCAAAAATTGCTAGAACATTTTCTAATGACAGAGGATACACAGTTTCTAAATTTTACGGAGGGGCTTATGAATCTGAGTTTTTGGTCTTTAATTCATCGGACAAGGCAATTGTCTTAGACGAAACTACAGGAAATTATTTAAGAATCTTAGGAATAACTTTTACTCAGAATACAACACAAGTTTTATCTGTAGACAAATACTTTAACAAGCTTTCCAATTTTTCAGACCCATCTTACCAGGGCAATGAAATAACATCACCCAACATTAGTTTGCAAAAATATAATAAAATTAAAGCAAGTAGGTCTAGGTACGGGCTAAAAGAATTTAGTCTAGAGTCTATGTATATTCAATCAGAAGATGATGCTAATAGTTTAATGGGATGGTTAATAAACAAGACCATGGAACCTAGAAGAGAAATAGTTATTAATACTTTTCCAATGCCACATTTGCAGCTTGGAGATATTGTTACAATAGACTATATGATGCCAGGTGAAATAGAATATGTTGATCCAGAAACTAGATTTGTTGTTCAAGATATATCATATTCAAGATCCTTGGACGGCCCAGTCCAATCAATTAAGGTGGTTGAAATAATATGACAGATGCAATAAAGATTCCATCAAGAGATATTGTAAACATAAGCTCTCAATCTGTGAGCGTAGCAGAAATAGAACAATTTCTTTTTCAAGATATTGGAGGAACAAGTTTAATAAACCTAGTTAGGCACGACACTATTTCTGGAATAAACCTGTCATATTCTACAATAATAAATTTAAAAAAGATAGCAATTGACTTTGACCCATCATTTATACTTATAAACAAAGCATCTTATAAATCTATTTTTGATCAGTTTTCAATTAAATTAGTTAGTAAAATACCCCAAGATAAATTCTATTCAAGTAACGAGTTGTTTCCACCAAGCAACCTTTTGACAAACGTTTATTTTGATGGAGACAATCTTGTAATTGAATTTGAAAATATAAAAGAAACAGAATTTGTTGAACTACAAATTGAAACAGATGGTAAAATTAATAGTGTGAGGGAAAATGATTACTAATAAGGGAAACAATATCATAACTAAATATCTTTTGGGGCAGTCTCCTGAGTATGCAGCTTACATCTCAGTAGGAGTTGGAGCCACTCCTTTAGATTTAGACGAGACAGATCAGTCATCCACTACAAAACAATCAATGGATTTTGAGGCTTTTAGGATTCCAGTGACTTCTCGTGGACTAGTTAGTGACAACATTGTTATTGACATAGATTCCTGGCAACAAACCAATGGCGTAGTTACAGTTGATTTAGCTGGACCCCACGGTATGAAGTTGGGGGATTCAGTAACCATAGATTTTAGCCTCTCCAATACTTCAAATGATATTAAAGAAGGCATTTATGTAGTTGATACTACAACATCAAATCAAATAACCTATTCTCAAACATTTACTTCTGCATCGGCTACCCCAGCAAGCTGGAGTGCTAGTGCTTCTGACACAGGAACAGCATCATACGATAGAGAAAGAATTGTTTTTAAAGGTCAACTACCATCAGACCAAAGATATCAAATGACTGAGATTGCCCTATATCCATCCTCAAACAATAGCTTAGCCCTTAACTACGATAGCAGAATTATTTCTGGTTTCTTAACAACAGAAGGTTGGGTCTATAAAAATGTTTCTGCATCATTAGTAGAAAGTGATAACGCAATAAGTCTTGTAACAGATAGCATTGCAGATACATCTGGAAACGTTAGTTCTGCAACATTCCTAGATCCAGTAACGGGTTCTGCTGCTTATGCATTATTCATTAATTCTAACAATGAAGCTTTTACTTTTTATGAAAGAAAAACTAGATATGAAAACTCCAGACTTTATGATAGATGCCTAGTTGTTCCAGGAAATATGACAACTTTTTCCAACGACTCCATGGAGTTTTCTGGCGTACAAAAACATATCTTTACTACTTCATTAAGATTGAATGCTAGCAAAAACTCTCCAGAGGATTATATAAAGTTTGCGCTAAGCGTATTATCTAAAAATATAGATGCAGAAAGTCCTCCTGCAAAAACTAGATTAAGATTTGATTTCCTTGACAGTATAAGTGGTCAGATTGCAACAGCAACAGAGCTCCTAACCTCTGGTGAACTATCTGCATCAAGATATGTTGTTATTTCAAAACAAATTAAAGACTTTAGTACAGGAGCAGATTTTAGTTGGGCTCGTGTTGACGGATTAAAAATTTATGCTCAGACACTAAACAGTGCTTCCAACTACGACGGATCTTATGTAGCTTTTGATGGAATAAGATTAGACAATGAAAACACAGAAAATCCACTATATGGGATGGTTGCTTATTCAAAATTAAAAAACTCTTATGACGCTGCTCAACCAATTGAAAAAACAGAAAACTCTCAGGGGTACATAGAATATAGGTTTGGGGTGAACATTGTCTAATGGCTAAGGTCGTTATTTCAAAATCTGATTTACCAGACCTTTCTACAGACTTAACCAACAAACTAAGATATAGGGTTTTAAATAGAAATAAAAACTTATACTCTGATTGGTCAGTAATTGGTGAGGTTAAGAGAGCACTAGAGCAGATAAACTTTTCTTCTGCTTCAGCATCTTATAATGCTTATTCAGAAGGAAATAATAGGGTAGATGCCTTTTGGTATAGTTCCGACATCAATCAAAACTTTGATGTTTATGTTAGATATATTTTAAAAACTATAACAGAAGGAACTTTTGCAACATTATATTCTTATGATGCAATTCAATATTTAGGAAGAAAAAGCACCAACTCTTTAACCATAGCAAAAAAACCTATGGATCTTGTGTCATTTAATAGCCTTTCCTATTATGGATTGCAACTAATGGTAAAGCTTCCAGAATATCCTATTGTTTCAAATCCACCAATCAATATAGATGGCGTAAGCAGAACTAGCAACTACCTTCAATACTTTTTAGGAAGAGAACACTCCCTATCTGTTGGAGATTATGTTAATATAAGTTTTAACAATGAAATTACTTACGGATCAGAAGCTGACTACTCTTTATTTTCAGGAATAAAAAAGGTATCAAGAATAGACAGTTCCTCTAACTTTAGCGTTTATACACCTGGATCAAATATTAATTTTATAAAAGCTATTGAAAGGGAAAGGTCTCCAAATGTTGTAGAAAAAATAAGTGGATCTGTTCTTTTTGCTACTGAAGATATTATCTTTGCTTCATGATATAATTTAACGAGGAGATTTTGTGGGAATATTAGCAACACCAAACAGAGGTCAGCCGCTAGATGTAGATTATATATCTCAGATAGCTGGACAGGTTAATCAGCTTACTACTTTAGTAGGGGATAGAAGTTCAGCTTTTTCTACTGTCAATGACGTAAATACAAAAACATCAGATATAAAAATTTTTGCTAAGACTGTCAATGTTTTTTCTAGTACAAACAAGACAGATGGGGACGTTGTAGACTACACAGTCTCATACCCTCCTTTTAGTGGCAACCCAGTCGTAACAGCTACAATTGTTTCTGGAGCCTCCTCTAGCGTTGGAGATGACGCAGTTGTTGTATTAAAAAACATCTCAACATCAAGTTGTACTTTTAGGGTAACTTTCAATACGGGTGGTAGCTTAGATATCTTTGTCAATCTTATCGCTGTTGGATTCTCCATATTGTAATCCCTGTGATATAATTTCTCTAAATGAGTAATTCTTTAAGTTGTAAAAAATGCAGGGGAAAAGTTTTTGTTGATCGGGTTCATAGCTCACATGACCATCTAGAAATTTTTTGTATAAATTGTGGATTTAGAAAGATGTTCCATCCACCATCTAAGTTTGGGAATTCAATTCAATGGTTAGAAGAAGCAGAGAAGGCCAGGACGATAATAATCAACGGGTCATAAAAGCTAGCGCAGTTATATTTTTCCTTGACAAAAACCTAATGCGTCTGATAACATCAAACCGTGGATCAAACATCGTCTATCTATATAATATAACCGAAGCAAAAGAGCAGACAATGTTGCTTTCTGATTTTAAGAAACATCGTAAAAGAGCTTATACATTTTCAAACACCTCAAGGCTTTTAAATAGAAGTAACATGCAGTTGTACAGATATATCGATAGAGGTCTTATTAGACCCCCTATGGGCATCCTTCCAGGTGGTGAGAGAATGTTTACAAAAAAATCTTACTACTCAGAAGATGATGTTTTTGAAATTAGAAGAGTCATGGGTTCCTTGCATAGAGGAAGACCAAGAAAAGATGGAAAAATAACAAACAATCATGTATTGACAGAGCAAGAGCTGCGTGGTAAGATGGGTGATGCACTAATGCTTTACGCAAAAACAAAAGATGGTCGATTCATTCCTGTATGGCAGGAAGATACCTATTAGGAGTAAATATGTCAAATAACACAAGCGTTACGGTTAACCTTGGGTATACACTAAACCTTGGAAATTTTCAGAGTTTGCGTGTAGATCTTGGATGTACAGACTTTGTTCGTGAAGGTGAAGAAAAAGAAGCAGCCATGGACAGGGTATATAATTTTGTTGAGGCTCAGGTCATTCAGAAAGTATCTGATGCCAAGAAGGAACTTGACGAATCATAATGGCTGACAAGAAGCTGCGCTTTGCACTTATGGATAAGTTCAAGAAAAAGCTTCAGGAGTCAGGCAAGAATCAAGATATTAATCTTTTTTCTCAGCAATGGGCTGCCGATGCAATGATTGATTCATATGGATATGATCAATGCGTAGAAGCAATAGAGTATTATTTTTCTGTATCTGCAAGTCCAGATTGGACATGGTTTTCTTATAACTCTGAAAAAGTAATACAATCTAGACGACAAGACAATGAAGACAGGGAATTGCGTAAAAAGCTTAGGGCTGGCGCAAAAAAGTGGTTGGAGAGTTAATGCAAGATCTAGAGGCAAAGGTACTATCTGCTGTACTTAATGATAAGCAGATTCATGTTCTGTTGCAAGCAAACCCAGACTCTTTGTTTAGAACGCATAAAGATATATGGCACTTTGTTCGTGACTATGCTGAACAAAATACCACGCTGCCACCAGTGTCTTTGGTAGTAGAAAAGTTTAGAGACTTTGAGCCTATTGGAGAGGTGGGGGCAACTAAGCATCACCTTGATGAGTTAAGGTCAAGTGTTCTTGATTTCTCTCTTAAAGATATTCTTAAGTCTAGTGCAGCATTGCTTAATGATAACAAGCCAGTGGATGCTCTGGATAAACTTATATCAAAAACATCAGAGCTAAAAAGAACTACTGCTGAAATTCGTGACATTGATGCAGTTGATCTTGAAGGTGCTATTGAATACTTTAAGCACATAGAGGAAATGGCAAGGCTAGGGTCTCATGGAATCAAGACAGGTCTTGCTGGCTTTGACAACTATCTTCCAGCAGGGATTATGCCAGGTCAGTTTGGTATTCTTCTTGCATACCCTGCAATTGGTAAATCTTGGCTAGCATTGTTTATGGCTGTTCAGGCATGGAAGAATGGGAAAAAGCCACTTGTGGTTTCTCTAGAAATGACTGAAAGCGAAGTTCGTAATCGTGTTTACACTATCATGGCAGATGGAAGGTTCTCTCATCGAAAGATGAGTGCTGGAGATGTTGATATTGAAGAGTTTGAGCGGTGGGGAAGCACATACCTAAAGAACATGCCTTCTTTCCAAATTGTTTCTAATGATGGCCTTGGAGAAGTAAGTCCAGCAGTACTACGAGGAAAGATTGACCAGTACTCTCCAGACATTGTATTTGTAGACTACATTCAGCTTATGCAATCAAATAGTCCAACTGATAACGAAACTGTTAAAATTAAAAACATTAGTCGTGAGCTAAAGATTCTTGCTATTAGTGAGCAGGTTCCTATTGTTGCAATTGCTTCTGCTACACCAGATGATGCCACAAACATGAATACTGTTCCTGCGCTTGGTCAAGTAGCATGGTCTAAGCAACTAGCATATGATGCTGATTGGGTTCTTGCTCTTGGTCGCCAACCCTCCTCAGATATTCTTGAGTGCGTCTTTAGGAAGAATCGTCACGGGTATTTAGGAGAATTCCTAGTTCAAATTGACTTTGATAGTGGAAGATTCTTGTATAAAGATATGGAAGATCTTTAATAAATTAAAATAGTATAATTAATGCATGGCAGTCTCACATAAGAATATAAAAAGATTTCAGATAGATGGTGAGATTTATGATGAAGCAGCCATACCAAGAATAAAAGAACAATACATAGATCTTTTAAAATTTATGATGAAGCATAAAGGATATGTTATCAGATATGATATTGACCCAGACTTTACAGTAGAGTATACTGGCAAAGGTTTTAAATTTCTACTATCAGTTTATGGAGTATTCGTTGGAAAGAGGAAAGCTCAGTGCTTATCAGGGATAGACAAAAACAAAGCGATTTTGTTACCTACTCAGAAGAACAAGTCAAACGAGTACTACTCTCCAGTGGAGTAAATGTAGAGTACGAAGTAGAGACTGATTTTATTATATACTGCCCCTATCACAATAATCATAGAACTCCAGCAGCAGAAGTATCCAAAGAGACAGGACAATTCTACTGCTTTGGATGTCAAGAATCTAAATCACTAACAGAGTTCGTAATGTTTGCAACAAAGAGAAGCTTTTTTGAAGCAGCAAGAATGATACATTCAAAGCAACAAGAGTCAAACATCCTTGATGACCTGTCAAAGATACTTGACAAAGAAGATGAGTTTATTGAATTTAATAGTGAATTAATAAACGCTTTGAATAAAAATGCGCTGTCTTCTTCAAGGGCTGCAGGTTATTTAAAGGGTAGGGGAATACAGAAGGCAAGCGTAGAAAAGTACCTCATTGGCTATTCTGAAAAGCAAGATATGATAACCATTCCAATACAGGCTCCAGATGGAATGCTAGTCGGCTTTGTTGCTAGGTCAATTGAAGGAAAAGACTTCAAGAATAGTCCAGGGCTTCCAAGAAGTAAGACAATGTTTAACATATCAAGAGCTAAGAGATATGATAAAGTTTTTGTAGTTGAGTCATCATTTGATGCAATAAGACTTGAGCAGGTAGGTGCTCATGCGGTTGCCACATTAGGGGCATCTGTAAATAAGCGACAGAAAGAGTTGCTTAAAAAGTATTTTAATAGTATAATACTAATATCCGACAATGATGAGGCTGGCAAGGGTATGCAGGAAAAGATGAAGTCATCCTTTGGTCATTCACTTGTGATAGGAAACCTACCATCTGATGTTAAAGATGTTTCTGACATGGATGATAAAAGAATATCAGAGTTTGTCTCAGAGTTTGACGATGAAATAAGCTACATCTTACAGTAGCAACTACTATATAAGGAGAATAAAAATGAGTATAATTAAAGGTCTCAAAGATATTAATGAGGCACTAGACAAGCCTCGTGGAAATTCAGCATCAGGACCACGAGTACGCTGGCTAAAGCTAGAAGATGGTCAGAGCGTAAAGATCAGGTTTGTTAATGAACTTGATGAAGACTCTAAGCACTACAACGAAAAGAATGGCCTAGCCATTGTAGTCAAAGAGCACACAAATCCAAAGGACTATCGCCGTAAGGCTCTAGATACTATGGATTCAGAAGGTCGTGACTGGGCAGAAGAGATGCACCGTAAAGACCCCAAGGCTGGCTGGGCTGGTCGTCTAAGATTCTACATCAATGTTTTAGTTGATGACGGAATGGAAGATCCATATATAGCCGTATGGAGCATGGGTGTTGCAAAGTCTGCAACATTTAGTACTGTTCGTGAATATGCTATGGAATCAGAAGGCATTACGAATATGGTATGGAAGCTAAAAAGAAATGGAAAAGGAACAGAGACAAACTATATTCTTATTCCAGGAGCAACAGATACGGAAGAGTTTGACTGGTCGGGCCACGAAGTACTACCATTGGAATCTGCGATTAGAAAGGTTCCTTACGCCGATCAAGAGTCATTTTATTTAGGTTTTGACGATCCCACTACATCTACTAGTGTGGATTGGTAATAACTTGAATTACGTTCCGCTTCATGTTCATTCCCATTTTAGTCTAATGGATGGTGTATCAACTCCAGAGGAGTATGCATTTCGTGCAAAAACCCTAGAGATGCCTGCCATTGCAATTACAGACCATGGGGTGCTGTCTGGTCACAGACCTATGTATCGTGCTGCAAAAGAGCAGGGTATAAAGCCAATCCTTGGTATCGAAGGTTATATTACCGCTGATAGATTTGATAAACGAGATAAGAATGAAAGGGAAAACCCACTTGACCTTATCTATAATCATATTGTAATCCTTGCCAAGAATCAAATTGGTTTACAGAACTTGAACAAGCTGAACGAGATAGGCTGGACAGAGGGATACTATAGGAAACCACGCATAGACTTTGAAGTTCTTGATAAGTATGGCGAAGGTCTTATAGTATCCACTGCCTGCATGTCTGGTCTCATCAATAAAGCTATTGAGTTAGACGAGTATGCAGTAGCAAAGCAACACATTAAATGGTTTAAAGATAGATTTGAAGATGATTTTTATGTAGAACTTATGCCACATAATGTTGCTGGTATGAATATAGAACTTTATAATCTTGCTCAAGAAGCAGGAGCAAAGTGCATAACTACTCCAGACTGTCACCATTGCACACCAGATCAAAAGGTAGTGCAAGAGATGATGCTGGCTCTTAATACACATGCAAAGCTTCAAAAAGACGTTTCATATGAGAAGTCAACATCATACAAAGACATGATGGAAAGACTTGACTATCTATATGGTGCAGACAGAATGATGAGCTTTAGATCATTTGATATCCACCTTCTTTCTTATGATGAAATGAAGAGTGCTATGGATGCAGAGGGTGTCACAGATGAAAGCATCTATACCAATACCCTTGAGATTGCAGACAAGGTAGAAGAATATGAAATTAAAAGCAACCTAAACCTTCTACCAATAAAGGTAGATCATCCTCAAAAAGAATTGCGTAGCCTAGTAATGGCTGGTCTAAAGCTTAGAGGCTTAGACAAAAAAGAAGAATACCTTGATCGTATCAAAGAAGAGTTAGAAGTTATTCAAGATAAAGACTTTGCTCCATACTTCCTTGTGGTTCACAATATGATTGCGTGGGCAAAGAGTCAGGGTATTCTCATTGGTCCAGGTCGTGGTTCTGCAGCAGGATCTCTTGTCTGCTATGCTCTTGAAATTACAGAGGTTGATCCAATTGAACACGGCCTACTGTTCTTCCGATTCATTAACCCAGATAGAAATGACTTTCCAGATATTGACACAGACATTCAGGATTCACGGCGTGACGAGGTAAAAGAGTACCTTGAGAAGGAATATAAGCATGTCGCATCTATTGCAACATTCTTGCAGTTTAAGGACAAGG